GGGGCTCGTGCGCCCCTTTCGGCCCTACAAAATGTCCGACTCAACGAGAAATGCCGAAGGTATGTCTCGTTATGATTGTAAAAAACGAGGCGCATATTATCACCGATACCTTGCGCCACCTTTTAAAGTACGTGCCGATTGATACATGGAGTATCTGCGACACTGGTTCAACCGACAGCACAAAAGAGGATATCATCCGGTTCTTCGCCGAACGGGATATCCCGGGACAAATCCACGACACGGAGTGGAAGGACTTCGGCTATAACCGCACCGTCGCTTTCGAGAAGGCCGCCACAGCCGCCGAATACTCGTTCGTGTGGGACGCAGACGACAGCATCGAAGGGAACTTCGTATTCCCGACCGATCTTGGGGCAGACTGGTATAAATTCATGTTCGGCAATAGCAGCGGCTTCCGCTACTCCCGATGCCAGCTTTTCCATAACAAAAAACGCTGGAAGTACGTGGGGGTCCTACACGAGTATCCGGCCTGCGCCGAAGCCTGCGACAGCCCTGTAGAAGTCGCAGGGAACTACTATTTCGTCTCTGGGCGATCCGGGGCACGCAATAAGAACCCGCTGAAATACCAAGATGACGCCCGTATCTTGGAGGCCGCATACAAGAAGGCAGTGGAGGAGAAGGATTCCATTCACTGCCGCTACGCCTTTTACTGTGCCCAGAGTTACGCATCGGCGAACATTCCCGAAAAGGCAGCCGAATACTATAAGATTGTCCTCACGCTCGATAACTGGTACCAAGAGAAGTATATGAGCTGCCTTTCCATCTACAATCATCTCACCACTCTTGCACGGGAGCAAGAGGGACTCGCCTATCTTATAGAGTCGTTCAAGTATGATAGGACTCGTGTCGAATGCATTTATCGTCTTGTAAAGCACTATTGTATAAAGGGGCTTCCTGAGGTCGCTCTTGCCTATTATGGACTCATACAGAACTATTTTGAGTCCGAGTACCTCCATGAAACCGGGCGTGAACGCCTCTTCGCCAATATGGACGAGTACGATTTCTATTTGCCGTATTACATGATTATTGTGGCTGATAGGGTAAAACGTCACGATATTGCGGCGAAGATGTACGAGATCATTTTCACGAAACGGTTCACGGGCACGACGAAATGGTGGATCGATAATCTTTTTACGAACGCGCAATTCTGTTGCCACGCCTTCCCGAAGACGATCGAATTTCTCGGGAAAATGTTCGACTACGTGAACGACCTTCGGTCCCGTAAAATCTACTTGGACGAGAAGCACAATGCGATTCTCACGAAAATCATTGACGCGTATACGCCTACGTTGACCGCCGTTCCGACGAATATGCCTGCGCCGTTTGATAAAAGTCGCGAGATTAAGCCCCTTGTCATGCTCACCATGACGACCTGTAAGCGCCTCGCCCTCTTTCAGAAAACCGTGCGCTCTATTTTGAATACGTGGACGGACGTGGGCCAAATAGACGCATTTTTCTGTGTGGACGACAATTCGTCGGACGAAGATAGGGCCGTCATGCGATCCGAGTTTCCCTTTTTTGAATATCATATGAAGGGACCTGCTGAGCGCGGCCACCGAGAGAGCATGAATATTATTTGGGAAAAACTCGGCCAAGTGAAACCCACCTATTGGATTCACCTAGAGGACGATTGGATGTATTTCCATCGTGGACCCTATGTAGAGCGGGGCATTAAGGCCCTGGAGACTTATAGGGACCAGAAGATCCATCAGGTCGTCTTCAATCGGAATTACGGGGTGGTCTATAATGACCTGGAGCGCACGGGCGGATTCGAGCAGCCGGATCGCATTATTCTTCACGAGCTCAACCCTAACCTGCCTGGACGCCACAGCGGTTATTGGCCGCACTACTCGCTACAGCCGTCTATTTGTAGGACAGCCACGATACTTGGATTAGGGGATTATACGACGGCCCACCGATTCTTTGAACGCGGATACGCGGAGAAGTATAATGCCGCGGGCTTCAAGACGGCCTTTTTCGACTCCGTATACAGTACTCATATCGGCAAACAGCACTGGGAGGCCGAGGGGCAGAACGCGTATGCTATGAACGGGGTCTCACAATTCCAATCCGCGGGGGCGCCTGCTCTGGCACCGAACGAGCCTCTTGTGGGGTCGATGGCCGAGCATCTGGAACAGATTATCGGGAAAATTCGCGCCAAACGTCCTTTCGGCCTTATTCGTCCGAGCGACGGAGAGTACGCAATTCTCAACAATCGGACTCTGACGAATTGCGATGCGTGGACGTGGAAGGCGGGAGGCGCCCTTCGGTCCAAGCTGGCCCATAGTATTCGCATAACGGATCCGAATCTCTATATTGGAATTCCCTGTAATACCTGCAACAAGCCCTGGAATTGTACGGATGAAATTTATACGGACTTCACGGAGAAATTCCAAGTCCCGTCAGGGCAAATTACGTACGCTAACGTTTTCATGAATTCCAATTGGGCCAAGTGGACGGAATTCATTCGGAATTATCCTCCCGGCCTCTACCTCGTGGGTAGCGGTGGCTCAATAGGGGATAGCTCCCTTCACATAAAGGGGCAACATACCATATCGGCAACACTCGTGAATTCATGGGAGACGGAGGGGGAGCCGGAGACGGCGCGAATTCTGGAATTCATCGGCAAGATAAAAGGGGAACTCGTCTGCTTTGCTGCCGGCCCTCTAAGTAAAGTCTGGATCCCCCTCTGTATGAAACGGAATCCCGAGAATATGTACGTGGACGTCGGCGCATCTCTTGACGTCTTTACGAAGGGTGTAACGAATCGCATGTATACGAATTCGGGTCACCCGTTCGCGAAGGAGGCCTGTATATTCCGCAGACGCCAGGCCCCCAATCTCCTCTACTTCTGTGTATTCTACAATCGGGACTACTGTAGGCTCGCCCGCATCCTTCTTACGTCGATGCGCCTCTATTCGGGCATGAAAGCCTTCGATATTCTCGTGATGACGACGGAGGAGTTCCGGAAAGAGTTCGAGGCCCTTGCGAAAGAGCTGCGAATCTGTATCCTAATCCACACGCTCCCCCTGAAAACCACCTTTGAGGCGGCCTGCGCGCGTCTGAAGATCTTCGAGTGGCCTCACATTGAGGCCTATAAGACGATTCTGTATCTCGACACGGACATAGTGGTCAAAGGAGATCTGGAGCCCCTTTTCCAGATTCCGAAGGAGGATAAAATATACGCGATCCAGTCGGGGACGATCGCGAGTAAAAGTTTCGGCGGACAATTCTTCAAAGGCTGGGTAGATTTCTCAAAAACCGGATTCAATAGCGGGACACTCCTATTCCCCAACTCGGCCCTTATGCGCGCACTTTTCGAAAACACTTGGACGCATGCGATGGAACATGCTGCGGACCCTCCTGCCTGTATGGACCAGCCCTTTCTGAACTACCAGGCAATCAAAGAGGACATCTACGATAATACGGCCCTGAATCCGTTCGTGAGTCTGTATGAAGACAACGATATTGTGACGAATGAGGCCACGTCCGTCCTCAGCCACTTTTCATACCCTATTGGGAATTCCAACCACAAATTTCAGCGTATGAGCGCCTATTTTCTACAGAAGCTGTCTCGGAGGGATTCGGATCGTATGGTTATTCCGTCTATTGTCGGAAAAACCTATTTATGGGACACGGGTTACATAGCGTTCACGGGGGCCGCAGGCCTAGAAACCAAGTGGGGAAAAGGAGTCTATGAAGTACTGGGTACAGGTCGGGTGAAGGCGTCGTGGAACGGCTACGAGCACTATTTGACGTTCTCGAATGAGGGGGACGATTATGTGTCCGTGAGAACGAAGCCTGGCGACCACGGATTCGTATTCGGCACCGTACAAACGATCGCGGGAGAGCGGCTCTACGTACATGGAGACAGCCACGCAATGCTCCTATTTCAGGGACTAAATCTTAACATGAATATCCCTTATGAAAATCTGTTCGAGTATGGGACGACGATGCATCGGATAGGGCGCGACGGCCTCATTCCGAAGCACCGGACCATACATAATTCCAAGGAGGCAACCTTCGTCTTTGTATACGGCGAAGTCGATTGTCGCGCACATATCAAACGCCAAGTAGAGGCCGGGCGCCAAGCGGAAGAGGTGTGCGCGACACTTGTGAATGCCTATATGAAGACGATCCGGGCGTCCATAACCGATTATAAGTCGATTATCATCGTGGGTGTCCCTCCGCCGGCCGATGAGGCCGATCATAAGCACGGACACTCGCTCCCGTTCTTAGGAACCATCGAGGAGCGCGTGGACTACACGAGACGTATGAACGCACTTTTGGAGACGGCATGCGCCGAGAACGGCTACCAATTCCTCGCGCCTTTCCAGACCTATACGCGCGCCGACGGCTGTCTTGAGTACGCACTTTCGGACGGCTGTATACATATTGGGAAAAACGCGGAATTTCTCCAGGCGTTTCGGGATCTACTAGTAAAACCGAGTGAACCGACAACTCTGCGGGTCTAAAACACGGCTCGTTTCCTTATAACAGGCATGGACCATTATATGGATAGATATGATTCTCTCCATAAAATGATCGTATATGATTTTCGGCTCGGTGACGGCGGAATAGGCGACTGTATTAAGTTTTTCCTGTTTCTTTTGGACGCATCTATGAAAAACGGCACGAGACTCTATTACAAGAAGAATCATACGGAACTGGAAAAATATTTGAAACTGAAATACGAGCAAATGTATATTGATGAAGAGGGTATTAGGCAATTAGACAATGCCGAAATTGTAAAACCACAGATGTACTATGACAAAATTCAATACGAATATAGCATCGCTGCGAAAGATGTCTTTTACTTTACGGAGGAAGTGGCCGTGAACGCCGCATATCTGTTTCCGACCGATATAACGAATTATATATCCGTACATGTGAGACTCGGGGATAAATTCCTAGAGACCGATAAACGATATGTACTCTGTAAAAACGACGTGCGAAACTTCTCGGAGGATGACCTATATGCGGTCCTAGATGAAAATCGCGATAAACAGATCTTCTTCTGTTGCGACAATAATGCCTTCAAAATGAGAATAAAGGAGAAATTCACGAATATTATTATAACAACGTGTGAGATCGGCCATACTAGTTTATCGAATACCACGAAGAGGCAGGTGCTAGATGGAGTAAGTGAATTCTATATTCTGACGAACTCGGAAAAGATCTACAGCACGTCCCTCTCAGGATTTTCCAGATTGGCGTCGAAATTCAACAATATACCGTTTGTGTCGTTACCGTGATGTGCTGAAGTTAAGTACCCCCTAAAGGGGGTACTTATATTATGCCTACATCACTACTGTAGGGATGTAGGCTAAGTTAGGTACACCCTCGGGGTGTACCTAACTTTGGCACATGCCGTTAATCGCTTAAAGCCTTTTCGCCGCATGGAATAGATGAAACTTCTCGTTATAATATGCTCTCACGAATGTGAGCTGAGATGGTCCGGTAACATAGAGATTTTGAACGACTACATGAAAGCGCTGGGTATGGATGTAGAGTATTGTGGTATATCAAACAAAGACGATTTTTCGAATTACGAATCGATCATAAGGTTCCAATACAAGATAATAAGCAAGAAACAGCAATTCACCAAAATATGTGATTTTATATCGGACAAAAAGGCGGAACTGGACTATGATTGGTACATGAAAATCAGACCGGACATAAAGCTTTTGGAAAATATCAATATGGAGGCACTTTCCGAAAACGCAATAAACGCGCGAGCAAGAGTGTATAATGGCCCGAGAAGTATCAAATACGGCATGTCTGTAAATGGGCCGGGGAAGTGGAGTAATGTAGGACAATGTAAATACGCAGAGACAGAACACGACATTATTTTAGACGATAATCTTTTCATTTTTCATAGGAATACCATTCTTTCAGGGGCATTTGAGAAAATAGACCCGCCCTTACGCGTACGCGAAGTGGAATGGACGCAGACAAAGGTCTTTACGGATCGGAAGATCCCTCTACATGTCATCGGTCTAAACCTAGAAAATGTAAAACATAATAGTTTTTCCGGGAATGTGCGCGTGAAATAGGACCGCCAAGTACTTAGACCCGTAGTCATTTCAAACCGGCACTAATAGGACTTGGTATTTCCAGCACCACGCACCTTTGAGGCACCATGGTATTCTTTCATCTTATAGTAAATAATTGTCTCTAACTTCTTCGCATAGGCAACACTTGAAACCTTCTGAATACTATTTACAGAAACTGGCTGATGCTTTTGCGTCCATTGAGCACCATTTCCAGAGAAGTGTTGAGAAAGTCTCTTCTTTGGATTTTCAGTATATCCAACATACTTAGCACCGCCCTTCAGATTGAGTGTATAAACATATGCTGGCATCTTGTTTGGTTACTTAGTAAGCAGGATGCCGCCACTTCAATTTTTTTATTTAGTGCCGGTTTGAAATGTCCATTGGTCTAATATAAGTACTTGGCGGTAGACGTTACAAACAGATTTTTCTAATCCGAAGATCGGACTGGAAAAAATCGCTGTGTTATGATCGCTGGGAATTTACGCACTACCCATCTTCTTCGCGGCCGGGGCCGGGCCCGCCGAGCCCTGGAACGACTCCATCTTCTGCACGACCTTCCACACCATCTTGTAGGTCAGGTGGAACACCAGCGCAAACACTACGGCGTGCGTGGCGGCAACGACCATCTTAGAGGACTTCGGGGGCAGAGACAGGAGCACACCGGGAGTCAGCACGAAGAACAGAACGGCAACATAGGCGAGCATCAGAGGATGGAACATTTGTATACTCTGTGTTTAGAAAATATTTGGGGCGTTATCCGTTAACCGGAACAGTTCCACGCAATATACGCATTGAGGGTCCAGGCAAACATAATCCAGGCCGTATAGGGCAAAAACAAGAGCCGAGCGCCCCCCTTCAGCATGCTCTGCGTCCTCAATGCAAGCCATACCATCGCGGACAGGATTCCAAGAGCGAATGTGGGATTCTTTGAGAAGACCGGGACCCAAGAAAGATTGAGAACCAGGCCCACAATGAGAACATCACGCAGTGCCCTATTATTCCACTGTGTTAACACCGTATAAAAGTATATGGCGTAGAGAACGGGCCAGACGTACTTGAAAACGTAATTCGGCGGTTGCCACGGAGGTTTAATACATTTATCAAACCACGACGACATTTCACTACCTAAGCGTAACATTTATCACTCATACAGAGGATGATGAGATATGAGATTATATCCACTCTTCCGCACTATCTAGCAATATTACCTTGGCTACATAATCTCCATACGAACTATCAGAATATAACGTATCACAACATCGTATTTTTATCTACGACTCTATCGGTGTTATGGCATCTGTACGAAGAGCCGAAGTATACTGTCCTCTACTACGCGGATCATCTGGGCGCCCTCGTATGGTTCCTGTATGATCTGGAGCTGGCATCTCATATGTCGGAGAGGGCTCGGGTCACTATTGTCTCGTCGAATATGCTCGTCTTCATCCTCTTTTTGGTGTCGAACACGTTGGGTAAATACCATAATGAATGGCACATAATTTCCGCGCTGAAATGTATATTCGTCTCGCTAATCGCGACCACGGTTTAATACGCGAAGAGCATGCCGCCACGCCCTGCGTATACTCGGAAGATATTGTACGTCTCTGCCCACAACCATACGACGTACCGGGGGACACCTCCAGGCGCAGAACAGCCGGCGAAAGGCTTCATCTCCAGGTCTAGGGATATGCTCGTGATCTTGTCGAGATTCGCCTCGCCGCAGGGATAGGACGGATCTAGGTGGCCATGATTGAGTCCGAAATGGAGCGAATAGACGTAGCGGTTTATATAGGGCGATTTCTTCATCTCGGTAGAGGGTAAAAGAGAGCGGAATACGGAGGGGCTGAGTGTGGAGTAGCGCACGAGACTTCCTTCGTACATGAGCTGTATGGATTTCAGAGGTTCGGAATTGCGGAAGACGAATCCGGGCTCCAAGGGCGCGGGCGATTTCGTGTTGATCGGGGCTGCGTTCGGCCACCACAGGTGGCCTGGATTTGTGGCACCGGACAAATCCCGAGTGGCGAGAAAGGGTGCATTATAGGAGGGGGCCTCATACCGATTCGCGTAGAAGAGGATATTCCGCGTCGGATTCGGAATCCGGAGGGGGATGGAGGCCATGGGGGCAGCCGAAGTGTCGTGCGGCTCAAATGCGTAGTGTTGTGTCACGGGGACTTCAATGTCAGAGATGCGGAATCTGTTGGCTTCAGGTGCGTCCAAGTAGATATATTCGGCAATAATATAGGCGTCTTTGATGAGGAGTGGGCCGGGCATGGCGACGTTCGGAATGGGTGTGGCGGCGACGGCGACGGCGGGATCACCGACGGCTCCGGCGACAGCAGGAAGGCCGTAGACGCTGCTGCTACCACCGGCCGTATAGAGTTTAGCGCCTTCTATAGGGAAATAGCGGGATCCGGCAATGTTCGTCGGATTCTGTGCGAGTCCCGTGCTTATAACGAGATTTGTGACCGGATTAAATGCGACTGTGAGTTTCACAGGGTCGACTGCGAGGGCATCTATTGGCAGGGCGATCCCCGAATCTCCGCGGGAAAACCAGAAGGGGAGTGGTGTATAGGTTACGACGGGTTCAGTAGAGCTCACCGAATAGTCGGGGAAATTCGTCATGTTTCGCCGCACGAGTTGATTCACGAGCGGGACCTTCTCGAGGGGAGTATAGAACTCGTCCAGGACTTCGAGGAGTCGTCCGTCGATTTGTTCGACGCGTACACCCCCTATATCAAGTGTTGCCGTATTGATGAGGGCGTGCCCGAGTGAATTCGTCCACGTCCATGTAGGTCCAAGAAAGGCCGCGCCTCCGGTCTCCGCCGCGGCCCTCTGGGTCGTGAATATGTCGGGATAGGAGCATACGAGAAATAGGCGACTAATGAGATGCCCCTTTCTAGGGAGTGTGATGACGGCCTTCGTGCCGAAATTCGGCTTCGTGTCAAAATCGAGCCGAACCCACTGCGTCGTAAAACGTCCGGCCTTTATGAGGACGGTCGTAAATAGACGGACGTTCGGCTGCCCTTTCGGAGAAAGAAGTCGCGAGTCTTGTATACCACTATGCAAGACTCGCAACAGCGCTGCGACCATACTATTTAGATGGCGCTTTGTTTATTTAGATGGCGCATTTAATCCTCGAACAGGGGGTTCGCGAGGCCGTTCGCGAAGCGGAGCCAGTTGATTTCCATACAGAACACCTTGATCTCCCAGTCTTGGGCGAAGCTCCCTCCCGGATTTTTGATTTCCATCGTGAGTCGCATAGAATTCGCGCGAGATGCATTGATCGAGCCTGTAGGTTGGTGTACGCCCGGCTTCTCGGCGAAGGAGAGGCCATAGATATAGGCTGAATAGGCCGCGTAGCCTCCCTTATGTTTTAAAGCGATATGCTGTCGAAAATACTGCTCGTCGGCCTCGATCATCGTAATTCCGTTCACTTGGAGTTTGGCGGAGAGAAGCATGGGCTGCGTGAAGAAGACTTCGGTCGGCTGTAATGGCCATTCGGCCTCCACGCGACTACTGTAATTCGTCCATTCGTTGTTGGTCCCGACAGCCTTCCGCCGAATGATCCATATGATTTCCTCCAGAGGATGATTCGCCTCTAGAGGTAATTGTATTGTCACTGTATCCGTCGCCGTATTCTTGGATACTTGGTACTTTGTCGGCTCGTCAAATGAGAAGATCTGGAGTTCACGGTGTAACATCTCGAACGGTTTGCGAAGAAGGTGTTCGCGATAATCGCCCTCCAGAAGTGCACCATGTGTGATGAGCGCGACAGATTCTAAAAGGGGTAAGGAGGCCGCGCTCATACGATACATGGTGGATCCGTCGGACGTCTTCGTGAATTCCATGCGTTGATTCAGAGGAACCTCGCCACAGGACGTACGTGCCCCTGAGATTCTACGGACGATTTCGGAGAAGGGACGAAGGGTCACAAAGATACGGACGGAACCCTCTTTGGCTCCAATGAGGGGCAGTGCCTCTTGGTATTTCACGCGCCCGAAGAAGAAAGGGAGAGGGCAGTGTATGTAGCCATCCTCTGTGGGGAAATTCCGGACCTTGGCTGTAGCCGCAAAGTTCCGCAGCGTCTGTATGGGGACCTTTCCGAGATGATCGTATGAAATTCCGAATTGCGCGTTGGAGTCTGCGAAAAGGGTCATGAAGGCGTAGATAAAGTCGCCGTCGATCGTCTCTATGGTCTTTCCGTCTATCTCTAATTCAGCGGAAGCGATGCAGGCGGAGCCGAGTGAATTCGCGTATTCCCAGGCATCCCTTGTCGCGTTCGTATACGTAATTCGGCCCCCTTCAAGATCGCTGAGAGTCGTGGAGTCCAGCCAGTGTCCCAATTGGATTTGCAGGGCGGCACCAAACAGGAGATCGCCGTTACGAAGAGAGCCGAGATCGAAACAGAAGCGCTGGCCGAATTCCGCGGGGCCGCGAAACAGAGTCGTTTGGACGTGGGGAATGAAACTGACAGTTTTACGGGTCCTGTCTTTGGAAAACCAGGACTCTTTCGCGGCAAGAGGAAACAGGTAATTCTCTTGGGAGTCACGATCCGTGAGATCTAAGAGAGTTGTAATGGTTCCTGTTGGCTTCATACTAACTCAGCAGTACAAATTCGTCTTTAATTGCTGAACGCCGTGAATCCTCTGCCGTCCTCAATCATGTAGAGTGCCCAGGACCTCACGACCACGGTGAGTTCCAGGGTCTTTGTATCGAATGCGTCGCCCGTCTCGGGTGTGCGCATGAAAATTCGGAACGCGGGCTTTTCTGCCGTGGAGAAGTTGATGGAGCCTTCGGGCACGGCTACGTGCGGGGCCTCGCGTCCTGTACCGGGTCCGAGATCCCAATTCATTTCACCGAGAGCGAAGCCCGGATCTCGCTCCTCTTTTGTGAAAGGGACGAGACTGTTCCATAAAATGGGCGCAGAGGAGGCCTCGCGATCTCGTCCGGCAATAAGGAACGTCGCCGACCTGTAATAGGGATTAGTGGACGAGGACGAGGTCGCCCAACGACGATTGCGTCGAAGATTGTCCCATGTGCGCAGAAACCAGAACATGGAGGAGGCCGGATGTTCGGCATCAATGATCTTCACGGCCGATATTTCCGGAGTTCCGGAGAAGGTGAATTGGTTTTCGTACAGTACATAGTATGGTATCTCATGTTTGGCCTCCTCGTATTCGGCGCGCGATTCCGGATCAAGATAGACGTGGCGAGTTTCCAGAGTCAGCACCGGCTTTCCAATGAGTTCTCGGGGAATCGGGTTGAACGTGACAGGCGATCCACCTGTCCTACTGAGTTTCTGGAAGGCGGCCTCTTTCCATGGGGCGGGGTATAGGGCCGAGCTGTCCGAGGATTCCACGCACTCCTCTAGGGTTCTTAGCACGAGTTTCAGGCGGAAATTCTGTCGTCTCATCGAGCACGAGGGGAGTCCCCGCTCGTTCCCCGGTATGGGGATCCGTAGACGGAGTCGGCCGGGCGTGGCGAGTCTGGAAATGTCCGTAGTATCTGCGTCAAATCCCCGCTGGCCTGAGAGGGTCTGTGTGAGCCAGGCGGAATTCAGAGATCCGGCCGTGAGGTGGCTCGCCCACATGGAATCTCCCGTGGTCTCGTACAAGAGGACCTTGTCCTGGAAGATCTGAATGCTGGAAAAGAGGAAGTAGGCGATGCCTCGGGTGTAGCCGTAGCGAATACCAGCGGGCGTCTGAATGAAATTGTTCCAATCGGTGTTCGCTGCTGCCATCTCCGGAGGAAGCCATGTAGGAAGATCAATGAGAACGGTGGCGTCCATACAGATTTCTCCCGCCATGGGAAACTCGAATTCACAGGAACGTCCAAAGTCGGGCGCGTTCAGAGGGACTGTGTGGCGCAATTCATTCACGAATCCCGGGCGCCGTTCGTAGCGAGTTTCGAACGGATTCAGGGTGTCCTGGAACGATTTATTCATGAAATACACGTCCTTGTTTCCTCTGGCAATGGATTCGTACAGGGAACCTTCCATAAGTGTTCCTGCGCGCTCTGACGCCATCCTATTCAGGCCTGCGTAGATTATATCGGGACACTTAAGCGCTCTCTAGGATCTGCAGGGCAAGTCGACTCGCCTCCTGTTCGGCCTCCTTCTTATTTTTAGCCGTAGAAGTGGCGATCACGGTCCCAGTTGTACTCAGAACTCCCATGGTGAACGTGCGATCGTGCGAGGGGCCGTCCTCGTGGACGAGTTTATAGCGGGGAGGTTGGTGATACTTGGACTGGAAGAAGCGGAGGAGTTGATCCTTGTAATTCGTGTTCTTCGTGATGAGTTCCATGAAGTAAATATGGCGCTCCATGACGTTTGTCACGAAGGTCTGGACGGCCTCGAAGCCGCCCCCGCCCTTCCCGTAGGAGTAATAGAGGGCCCCGAGCCAGGCCTCGAACATGCTCCCGAGCAGACGGAGATTCTGCCGCCCATTACACATCTCCTCCACGTGGCGACTGACGACGAGCCATTCGGAGAACCCGACCTTCTTCGCGAGTTCTCCGAGGCGGTCGTTATTCACGATCTCGGTACGGAGATTCGTCATGAAACCCTCACCTTGGCCTGAGAAGCGTTCTTTTAGATACGTAGCGACGACGGCACTTAGGATCCCGTCACCGGCATATTCCAGCTCTTCGTTGTCGTCCGCCTGTAGGGGTAGACAAGTCTCTGGGCGCTCAGCAAGAACCATGGGTTCTTCCTGTTTTGACCATACGTCCGACTTGTCCACATAACTCGTATGTATACAGGCCTGTCGGAATAGTGAAATATCCTTTAGTGGCTTTGTTATGCCATACTCCTTGAGAATACGGAAAATTTCTTGTTTGGGTATTTGTTTATTACGTGAATTCCACGGATTACAGAGTTTGGGGGCAACTGCTACACTCATATCTATATGGTAGACGCGCGTACTCTTTAGCCCGATATAGAATGTGGGGAATATAGTAGTATGTCTGGGAATCCTGGTACACTTGCAGCTGCCGCTCAAGTAGGAAATGTTCCTGCCGCTCAAGCAGCTTTAGCGCCAGCAGCAGCAGCAGCAGCCCCTGCTCGCAGCTATACAGCAGCAGCCCGCGATGCCGCCGCCCGCGTCGCCGCCGCCACCTCTGCAGCCGCCAGGAGTGCCGCCGCTGCTACCACCGCCGCAGCAGGTCGCGCCGCCGCTGCCACCTCTGCCGCCGCCAGGAGCGCAGCCTCTGCTACCTCTGCCGCCGCCAGGAGCGCAGCCTCTGCTACCTCTGCAGCCGCAAGAAGCACCGCAATCGCCGCCGGCGATGCCGCCAATTGCAGCTCCTCCCCGATGTCCTGCGCCGAAACGGAGGCCCCGCCGCAAACACCCATACCCCCTAGTCCCCGCTACGAATCCTCCATCTTCGTCATAGATGAAGATGTACGACTGATCGACGATTCGGATACGAATCTGGTATCGTTCACAAATAAGTATTTGGAGAGCAACCTTACGAGGCAGGAGGACGAAAAGATGCGAAAGGCATTCGGAATGGTATTTCATTCTTCCGCGAATTTCGACCCCAAAAACCCGAAACCGCCATGCGGCTCCTTACAAAAAGATCTGATATTGAAGGGTTTAAACAGACGAATTCAAACATTGGCGGAAGACGTCATGTTAGAGCGCGCAAGACTGAATGTAGATAGATCGGAGCCGAACGTGTATATAGATGGCTTGATCCGTCGTCAGAATATGTTTGTGGAAATTGTGAACGCGTTGCAGCACAACAAGTGCGCACAGTATACGGGTGTTCGTATGTATGAGAATGGGGACATAGTTTTGAAGAGTCGAGAGTTCGGAGACATGTTCACCCAATTCGCAGCACTTGTATTGAATAACTTAGATAAGCAGCCGGCCGTACAAAGTTTCCTAACAACTGGTGCGGCCGATCAAGTAAATATGCCGGGGCTTGCCGCCTCTTACTCCGTAGACGAATTATTAAAAATGATCCAAGATAAAAAGGTGAGTTTCGTTGATAGCGAGGGGATTGTTACCTTATTAGAGGAGTTGGAGGATGTATTGAAATTGATAAATACCCAGTCTGGAGGCGGCGGCGATATCCACTCTCAATACGAGGAAGTAAAAATACTGTGTGAGAGCTATAAGAACTACACGATGGAGCTGATTCTTCTTCTGATCGATAAGGGCCATATTCCGGTAAAGGTCACCGAGCTTCCCGAATTGTCGGAGGAGAATGTGGACGAAATTCTAGAGTACGTCATTGGCCGCCTAGAGGGTTCGGAGCCGTTCACGGAGAACATATGTTCCACGTTGAAGTCCGAGTATACGCGTATTAAGGAAATTCGCAGGAAATTCTCCCGGATTCGGCGGCGGACGGCGAATCCGAACAGAATAAAATGTGGCCGTGTTTTGGATGATCTGATCGATATGTTTGA